AATCTGATTCTGGTATGAAAAGGGATCGAATCAAAGGACCTAAGTCTTTATTACGAGCGGGAATTTGTTGTAAATTTGGATTAGAATATGAGAATCTTCCAGTAACGGTACCACCTTGGTCAGATCTTATCTGGTTAATATCCGCATGAATTCTACCTTTATGTTCATATCTAATAATAGTATCAATAAATGTTGTATGAGCCTTGTTTATTTCTCTGGCTTTTGCTATTTTCTTAACTAAAGGATGATTATGTTCAGAAAGAAAATTTTTTGTAAATGAAGGAGACTTTGTCTTTTCAGTGCGGTCATAAGACAGTTTTAATTTGTCAAAAACTTTGGCAATCGATCTTGCTGCCCATATTTGACATTCTATTCCTGTCTCTTTGGTTACTTCTGATAGTAACTTCTTTTCTTCTGTACATAACTGTTGTTTCAGTTTATGAGCGGATTCGGTATCGACACGAACCCCTTTAAATTTCATATCAACTAAACACGGAAATAAATCTGTTTCTAATTCAAAAATAGACCCTAGATCCTGGTCGCTTATTTCTTTTTGCATGGCTTTCCATAAATCTAAAGTAAGCTCCGCATCTCGTTGTGCATAATTACCGACATACATCGCTGGCAACATCCACATGTCAGCTTTAGGATCAACTCCCCATTCATTGGCAGCCTCTTTTAATTCTGTTTCGTTTTTACCTCTACCAACATAATCCCAACCCAAAGAGCCAAGATCAAATCTAAATCTATTTTCATTCACTAATGACGCTGCAATCATGGTATCATAAATGTTTCCATTTATTTTTATTCCCATCGCTCTAATCCAACAGACGTCGTACATTGCATTGTGAAAAATTTTATCAGCTGTTGATTCACAAACGTCCTTAAACCATTTCATAACTAAGTCTTTATCTAAGTTACCACCACCTTTATGATCAAAAGGAAAGTATCCAGAGTATCCATCTGTTGCAATTGCTATACCTACAACTTTACCTCTACCAACAATTGAACCTGATCCTTTTGATTTTAAATCTGGATCATATGTTTCTAAGTCTATTGCTATTGTGTCTGCTTGACGTAAATCTGGAAACTCTTCAGGCTTGGCCCATTCTGTTTGCGCTTTAAACATAGTCCCTTTCTATTATCATATCAATATAATGTTTAGCTTTTTCCAAGTCTTGCTTTCCATTTTTTGCAGAATGTCTACAGATGTATTTTATAGCATTCCCCTCCGCGAAAAGCAACTTATTGTCGTTTATAAACTTGCTCGGCTGAATACGAAAATTTTTATAGTGGGATCCACCGATCTGCTTTTTGTATGCGCTCATTTTAATCTACCTTCCTCCCACGCTTGACTGTTTTCTGTTGCATAAAAAAATGTATCACGTTCATCATCAACAAAATTCTTATAATAGTAGGAGTTAACACAATACTGCTTTCGGCTATTATAATATTCGCCTTCCCATTTATACAAAATTTTTACTTCCTCACACTTTGTGCAATAAAATAAATTTTTTCTTTTCCACCAATTCACTGAATCAGTATTACAATCTAAACAATGTTGATTACTATTTGGATGTGTTTTGCCTTCTAAATAATGTTCTGATGTTGGTGCATTCCATTGTAGTTGCGTGCCAGCTTCATTCCAGTATCTGTCTATTTTTCTAAACTTATCTTTGGAATCTCCTCTAAATATGTAGGTCTTGCCACCTTCTCCAGTTATTCTACAACACCAACCCATCATATATGTCATGAAACCTATTTGGTCACCAACACAAGAAAAAATACAATTACCATCTTCATAAAGATCATCTTTTGTCATGTCTGTGTCAAATTTATCTGGTCTTATATAAAATATACCCATGCTGTCACCTTTATCTAATTGAAGATTGGTTCCAACAATTAAAAGTTCATAATCGTGTAGTTTTTTAACTCCCGAGTTAAGTATTTTATTGTTATCAGGATGAGTGTTCCATTCGTCAGCTCTATCAATAGGTTTAACATCTACAAGAATTTTATGTTTTTTACCTATAATTAAAAAATCAGGTATCCATCCGTTAAGTCCTTCTATGTCTGGCTCGTATTCAATATGCCAACCTAATCTTTTCATAAAAAGGTACCATCTACCTTCTAACTTACTCCTGAACTGTATTCCGTCTATGTTTATTTGTTTTGCTTTCATATAAACATCCAATAAAGTTTGATTCCAAAATAAAATGTCATCATTGACAATAAAATAGCTTCACTTGTTAAACTCATCATATTATAAACTCCTTCTGTTTGTTGTTGCATTTGATTAAGTATAGATTTTGTATTGTTCTTGTTACCCCAACATACCAAACCCTATACTCTTCATCTTGTTTAGCTTTTGATTTCTTTGAGGCCTTCATTGTATTAGAAGTCTGATTTAAAAATAAAACTACATTCGTAGCTTCACCACCTTTTGCTCCGTGAATTGTGGATACTTTTATTCTAGGTTCTTTAGATAAATCTTCTCCATTCATAAGCATTGATCTTAAATATTCTTTCTTAGTGTCTGTAACATTTGTAAAAGCATCATACCATTCTTCATTTATAGTTAATTTCTTTTCTTTTATTCTTTCCCTGACCCTTGTCTCCTGAATCTCGGGGAGTGTCTCTCCCTTCTTGAGTCTATTCCAATTTTGAACATCTTCAAAAAGCGCTTTACCCATACTTTTTCCATCTGCAGTTTCAAA